ACTCCACCAGGGACATCCGTGCCATGATCGACGACGTATCGGACTTTACGGCCAAGGGGTTCGGGATACCCCCTGCGCTTCTGCGTGGGGAGGTGGCGGGGCTGGCGGACGCGCTGAGCATGTTCCTGACGTTCTGCATCGACCCGCTGTGCGACATGCTGGAAGAGGAGATCAACCGGAAACGGAACGGGTACGACGGATTTGCCGCGGGGAACTACCTGACCATTGACACGAAGAGCATCAAGCACGTGGATCTCCTGGGCGTATCGACGGCGATTGACAAGCTCATATCGTCCGGGGTGTTCTGCGTGAACGATATCCGCGAGCTGGTGGGCGACGAGCCGATCGACGAGCCCTGGGCGCGGCAGCACTGGATGACCAAGAACTACGCGACCGCCCAGGACCTTCTCAACGCCGCGGACGGGGGTGGTACGGATGCCACCTAACCGGCGTGCCCGGGAACCGGACAAAAAAGTGAGGATGGTGAGCATATGAAACGATACTACCAACTGGCCGTGGGCCCGGAAACGGCCGACCTGTACATCTACGGGGACATTACGTCCTGGCCGTGGGAGGACAACGACGTGAGCGCCGCGCCCCTGGTGAAAGAGATCGACGCGCTGCGGGCCGGCGCGATCAACGTGTACATCAACTCGTACGGCGGCGAGGTGGCGGAAGCCCTGGCGATTGTCAGCGCGCTGAACCGGAGCCGCGCGAAGGTCACGACGTACTGCGACGGGTTCGCGTGCTCGGCGGCGGCAGCCATCTTCATGGCCGGGGACGAACGGCTGATGTCGGAAGGTTCGCTGCTGTTTGTGCACCGTGTATGGGACATTACGGCAGGCAACGCGGGCGCTCACCAGAAGGCTGCGGACGATCTGAACACGATCGATGAGGCGGCGCTTGCGGTGTACCTTGGCAAGGTCAGCATCACAGAGGACGCGCTGCGGGATCTGTTCGCTGAGGAGACCTGGATCCTGCCGGAAGACGCGGTGTCCATGGGGTTTGCCACCGGACTTGCCGGCGAGGTACAGTACAGCGCGGCGGCGGCCAGCGCGAGGAAGGCATTCGCGCAGCGGATGAAACCGGGCGTGGAAGTCATTGTGAGCGCGGATCTTGTTGCCAACATGGTGTGCAACCGGCTTTCCGCAAGGATTGACCAGGCAATCCTGGGACAGGCAATCCACTGCGCACCGCCGACACAGAGCCTGTCGGTGAATAGGCTCATGGGCATGTTTTCAAGAAAACAGGAGGGAAAACCAGCATGAAAAACATTGATACCCTGATAGCCGAGAAAAACGCCGCGTTCCAGCGCATGTTTGAAGCGTCGAAAGGGGACGACGAGCAGGCGTTCCGGTCGGCCTTCACCGGCTGGGCCGACACGCTGCAGGAGGCGGTGCTCGCGGAGGCGCGCGGCCTGATCCAGGCGAACGACCAGAACATCCTGATGGGCCGTGGCGTTCGGGTGCTGACCAGCGAGGAGCGGTCCTATTACCAGGGGCTCGTGACCGCCATGACCAGCAAGAACCCAAAGTCGGCCCTGAGCGACGTGGACGTGGTGCTGCCCAGGACTGTCATCGACATGGTCTTTGACGACCTGACCGAGGCGCGGCCGCTGCTTGACATGATCAACTTCCAGAACACCGGCGCGATTGTCGAGTTCATCCTGAGCACGTCGGACGGCGTGGCGGGCTGGGGCGAGCTTTGCTCGGACATCACGGACGAGATCTCCGGCGCGTTCATGCGGATCGACCTGACGCTCAAAAAGCTGTCGGCCTTCATCCCGGTGTGCAAGGCCATGCTGGACCTGGGTCCGGAGTGGCTGGACCGGTATGTGCGGACCATCCTGGCCGAGGCGCTGGCGGCGGAGCTTGAGTCCGCGATCGTGGACGGCGACGGGGACGGCAAGCCCATCGGCATGACGCGGAAACTTTCGGGCGCGGTGGACAGCGTGTACCCGCGCAAAGATCCCGTCACGGTCGACAAGCTGAACGCCCTGACGTTCGGCGAGATCCTGGACACCCTGTCCCAGGGCCCGAACAACAAGCGGCGCGCGGTGAACAACCTGATCATGGCGGTCAATCCCGCGGACTATTACAAAAAGGTGTTCCCGGCGACCACGATCCGCGCGACGAACGGGTCGTACAACCGGGACGTGCTCCCCTACCCCACCACGATCATCCAGTCCAACGGCGTGCCGGCCGGGTTTGCCGTGTTCGGCATTCCGCGCAGGTATTTCTTCGGCCTTGGCACGTCGAAGGGCGGCAGGATCGAGTATTCGGACGAGTACCGGTTCCTGGAGGATGAGCGCGTGTACCTGATCAAGCTCTACGGCAATGGCCGTGCGCTGGACGAGAACGCGTTCGTGTACGCGGACATTTCGGGCCTGGAACCGGAAGACCTGCGCGTGTCCGTCGCGAACTTTTCCGATATTCCCACGGCGTAAGACGGCGTAAGGAGGATTTGACATGAAAGTGAAGGTACTTCGCGATTTCATTGACAAAAGAGGCAAGTGCCGCCGTCGCGCGGGCGAGGAGCTGGAAACAACGCCGGAGCGGCTGGCGGAAATCAACGGCGCCGGGTACGGCGCGCTTGTCGAGGCTGTCGAGGACAAAAAAGGCAAGCCCAAGGACGATTCCAAGGAGTGATGCCGGATGGTCAATGACCCCACGCTGTTCGCGAAGGTGCGAAACTATCTTGACATCACATGGCCCGACAAGGACGGCGACGCGAAGCTGGCGGGGATCATAGAACGCGGAATGCGGTACATCGACAACATTGCCGGTGTACCGCTCGACTATCTGACGGAAGGCAACGCGCAGTCGCTGCTGCTGTCCTACTGCCGGTACGACCGCTCGAACGCGTCGAACGAATTCGCGGCGGATTATCGGCACGACCTGCTGTGTTTGCAAATGCAGCACAGGTGCTTGGGCGAGGAAACGGAGGACAGTGCGGACGATGAAACAGACGACCCAGACGTTTAACGACGGGCTGTGCAGCGTGTATTCCGTGGTGAACGACGGGCAGCGCGGCGGGAAGGCAAAGCCGAGGCTGACCGTGAAACACCGCCGGCTCCGGTACGCGGAGCGCGTGGTGGGCCTGAACAGGTTCTGGACCGCGGGCCAGCAGAACGTGGCGATCGACAAGCTGATCCGGGTCGCCCGGCTGGAGAACGTATCGACGCAGGATATCGCGGTGCTTGAGGACGGACAGCAGTACGCGATCCGGCAGGTACAGTATGTGACTGAGGGCCAGGGACAAACGACCGGGCAGACTGGGCGCGGGATTGGCGAGCGGCTGACCTGCATGGACCTGTCTCTGGAAAGGATGGCGGAGCAGTATGACATTGCCGGAGTTTCGTGAGCTGGTGGCGACCCTGCCGGAAGAGATCGCCGTGGTGCATTTCCGGGACATCAACCGGACCCTGCCGCGCGCCGTGTGGCAGGAATCGCGGATCACGCAGACCTATGCCAGCAACGGCGCGTGCATGGAAAAAACCACCGTTGTCATGGAGTACATGACGCGGGACGAGGAAGACCCGAACGTGCGGGTGATCAAGGACCTGTTCCGCGAGCTGGAGATGCCGTTTACCTGCGACGCGGGATATGATCCGGAGAACGACTTCATCAGCTATTTGTTCAGCCTGTACCTGGAAGAAGAGGTGTAGCCGTGGGCGCGGAAATCCAGGTCAAGTTCGACGGGATCCTGACACTGCAAAAGGTGCTCGAAGCCAAGATGAAGAAGGCGGAGCCGGAGAGCGTGCTTTCCGCCCAGGCAGCGGCGGCCGAGCGGATGCGGGCGCTGATGGAGGCGTTGCCCAGGCCGCGCCGGCGCGGCGTGATGCTGGGCGGGTTCGCGTACGAGCAGGACAAGAACAACCTTGAAACATATTTCGGCTGGGGCAGGAAGGGGTTCTACGGCCGGTTCGTGGAATCGGGGCACCGCGTGGGCGGGTATGTGGCGAAACGCATGCCCAAGGGCAGCACCGTTCGCGCGCGCCCGCATTTGCGGCCGGCGTTCGAGGCGCACAGGCAGGAGCTTATCGAGGCCATGCTTGCAAGACTGGAAGGAGGATAAACCATCATGTCGATTACGAACAAGAAACCGCTGCGCCCCGTGGGCGTCGGCGCCATGTACTATTGCGGGATCACCGCGATCGCGGACGACGGGACAATGACCTTCAAGCCCGATGTGGTCAGGCTGCGGACCGTCTCGCAGATACAGACCACGGAATCGCGGAGCGTGACGCCCGTGTACGCGTCCAACAGCATCTATGACGAGGAGACCAACACCGCGCCGCCCCTGCTCGCGATTCAGCACGTCGCGTTCCCGGCCGAGATCCTGGCCGAGATGCGCGGGAACAAAGTGACGGGCGGGTTTATCATGCACAGCACGTTTGACCAGGGCGCGTATTTCGCGATTGGGATCGTGTACCCCAAGCGCGACGGCAAGGCGGATTATGTCTGGTATCCGAAGTGCCTGCTGGTCGACGCGAACCACAGCGCCCAGACATCCAACGAAAGCGGGTCAAACGCCCAGGACCGGACCCTGAACATCCAGACGTATGAGTTCGAGACCGAGGATCACCTGTACCAGACCGAGTATGATAGCGAGCTGATCGGTTCGGGTGTGACGGCGATCACGGAAGAGGCGTATTTCGCCGCGCCGCTGCTGGCGCCGCTGCCGGTGACATAAGCTATGAACATCGCTTTGCGGGAAATACAGCTTGCCAGCGGCGAGATACTCCCCATCGGCATCAACATGTACGCCATGCAGCTCATGACCCGGTTCCCGGGCGGCCTGAAAAAGCTCGAAAAGGATATAACCAAGGTCGCCTTGGCGGACCCGGAGGACGACAGCTATGGCGAGGCGCTTGCCGTGGCCATGGACGCGATGGCGTACATGCTCTGGGCCCTGGTCCGCGCGGGCGGCACGCAATGTACCCAAGAACAAAGCGCGCAGGCGATCTCGTTGGATGATTTCACGGTTCTGCATGAAATTTTCGAGGAGTTTTCCGAATCGGCGAAAAGGATGGGACACCTAAAAAACCCGATGAGCCGTGTGGGGAGCCTGATTTCACGCGCCTGATCCACACGGCCAAGATGATCGGCCTGTCCATCGAGGAGTTTTACTTCCTCGACCCGTGCCAGTACACGCGCCTTTGCGGCATGTATTTGGAGCAGAACGGGCAGCCCAACCCGTACGAAGTGAAGTACCGGGACGAGCTTTGAGCGCGGTCGGTGCCTTTCGCGGGAACGGGCCGCGGAATCTATTGCAATTGACACGGTGTTTGTGTATACTTCACTTGGGTTTGTGCGTGAAGGAAACCTACGGGCGCGACGCCTCCGCTGAAAGGGGGGTTGCGCAGATGAAGACCTATGAAAAGATCATGGTCGTGGTCGGTTCAGCGGGCCTCTTGATAGCGTATACAAGGTTTCTTGTAGAGTTGCTCAGGAAGAAATAAGCTGAACGCCCTGTAGGTTAGAGCTACAGGGCGTTCTCGCGGAGGCTTTCGCTTCCCGAAGGGCTTGACGGCATCCTTCCCGCACATTATAACCCGGTGACGCTATTTCCGCAAGGGGTAGCGTCACTTTTGTTGAGAGGGAAAGCCAAACGCCTTGTAGGTTTGCTACAGGGCGTTCAGCTACAGGGCGCTCCGGAGGCTTTCGCTTCCCGAAGGCATGAATATTATAACCCAGGCGACGCATGGTTGCAAGACCTTGCGTCACTTTTCTTTTGGCTTATTCACGGCGCAAGGAGGTGAGCCCATGGCGAACGAGCATGTCCAGGAGATCGGGCTGCGGTTCAAGGCTGACGGCAGCGTGGACTATATCAACACGCTCAAGGAAATCAGCAACGAGCATGGCCGCCTGTACGCGGAATATCTGCGCGAAACCAACATGATGGACAAGAACGCCACGGCCACCGAGAAACTGACGGCCAAGAAGAAGCTCCTGGAAGACACGATCGAGAACCAACGGGAAAAAGTCCTTGTCCTGACGCGGCAGCTGGAGAGCATGACCAGCGCGGAGGAAAAGGACGAGGCCGCGATCTCGAAAAAGAGAAAGGAACTTGCCTACGCGGAGGCCAGCCTCGCGGGGTACGAAAAGCAGCTGAAGTCGACCACAGGCGAGCTGAAGAAGCATTCCGAGTGGACGGACAAGGTCGGCAAGTCCCTGCAGGACGCCGGGTCAAAGATGGAGTCGGCGGGGAAAAAGCTGAAGTGGGTCAGCGCGGGCGCGGCCGCGGGCTTGACGCTTGCCGGCAAGGCGGCGATCGATTTTGAGAGCGCTTTCGCGGGCGTGAAGAAGACGGTGGCCGCCACGCCGGAGGAGTTTGCCAAACTGTCCGCCGCGATCAAGGAAATGGCCGAGCGCATTCCCATGTCCACCACCGCCCTGGCCGGGATCATGGAGATGGGCGGGCAGCTCGGCGTGCCGACGGAACACCTTGTCGCGTTTACGGAAGCGATTGCGGCGCTGAGCGTCTCCACCAACCTGACAGAAGAAGCGGCCGCGATGATGTTCGCCCAGTTCGCCAACATCACCAAGATGGACTACGCAAACTTCGACCGGCTAGGCAGCGTTCTTGTTCAGCTTGGCAATAATTTTGCCGCGACGGAAAGCTCCATCATGGAAATGTCCATGCGCCTGGCCGGCGCGGGTACGCAGATAGGGCTGAGCCAGTCGGAGATCCTCTCCCTGGCAACGGTGCTGTCCAGCGTGGGGATCCGCGCCGAGATGGGCGGTTCGGCGTTCTCAAAGCTCATGATCCAGATGCAGGTTGCCGCGGAAACCGGGACCGCGGCGAACAAGGTCATCGACGCCACGGGCATGACGCTCCGGGAGCTGCAAATGCTGGCCGACGCGAACAAAGACGAGTTCAAGGCCGTCGCCCAGAGCCTCGGCTATACGTCCGACGAGTTCAAAAAGCTGATGAAGGCTTCGCAAAGCCTACAGGATTTTTCCGACGTGTCCGGCGTTACCGCCGAGCAGTTCACAAAGAACTACGGCCAGGACGCACCCGGCGCGATCCTCGCCTTTTTGCAGGGCCTCGCCGGCCTCGACGAGGAAGGCCAGTCCGCCATTGTCACCCTGAACGATATGGGGATGAACGAGGTGCGCCTGCGCGATACGACCCTGCGCTCCGTCAACGCGGTCGAGCTGTACACGGAAGCGCTTCAGATGGGCAGCGAGGCGTGGGAAGAAAATATCGCCATGACCAACGAGGCGGAACAGCGGTACGGGACCACCGAGAGCAAGCTGGAGATGCTGAAAAACCAGGTGAACAACCTGGCCATAGGGTTTGGCGACATCCTGCTCCCGATCATCCAGAGCGTGGTGGAATGGGTGTCCGGCCTTGTGGGCTGGCTGCAAAACATGGACGAGGGGACCATGAAGGTTGTCCTCGCGGTTCTCGCGTTCGTCGCGGCCCTGAGCCCTTTGCTGATCTGGATCGGCAAGCTGACCGCCGGGCTGGGCTCGATCATCACCCACGGCCCGCAGATCGTCGGCATGTTCGGGAGCATCGGCACGGGGTTCAAGGCGCTCATGGCCCTGATCGCGGCCAATCCGGTCATCGCGATCGTGACTGGCATTATCGCGGTCATCGTGTTGCTGTACACAAAATGCGAGTGGTTCCGGGACGGCGTCAAGGCGGTCATTGAGGCGGTCACAAACGTCCTGAAAGGCGTTGCCGATTTCCTGAAAGGCGTGTTCCAGGAGTCGTGGACGGCGGTTTCCGCGAAAATTGTCGAGGTGTTCACCGGACTGCTGGGTTCCGTCAAGGACATCTGGGAGAACATCAAGGGCGTTTTCACCGGCGTGATCGACTTTGTGAAAAACGTGTTCGCGGGGAACTGGAAGGGCGCCTGGCAGGCGGTCATCGACACGTTCGGGAACGTCTTCGGCATGATCGGCAACATCGCCAAGGCCCCGATCAACGCGGTCATCTCCCTGATCAACGGCGTCATCGACGGGATCAACCAGCTCTCCATCTATATCCCGGACTGGATTCCCTTTGTCGGCGGCCAGTCGATCGGGTTCAGCATCCCCAAAATCCCGCTGCTGGCCGCCGGAGGCTCGCTCCTCAACGGCATGGCGATCGTGGCCGAGGCCGGGCCGGAGCTTATCCGGCAGCAGGGCGGGCAGACAACGGTCATTCCCTTGTCCCCGCATAGCAAAACCGGCGCGCTTACGGACATGGGCCTGTCGGACGAGACGATCACGAAGCTGTCGGTTGCGATGGTCAGCGCGCTTCGTCAGGCAGGGCTCGGCGAGGCGTCGATCTACTACGACCAGCGCGAGGTGGCCCGCATGGTGAGAGGGGCGTTGGCGTGAGCAAGCATGAAATGTACTACGAGAACCACAAGCGTCAAATTGTGCGGTTTGACGGCGACGGGTTCCGGATCGAAGAGTACGACCTGCGTGATTTCAACTGGGAGCCCGTGTCCGCTGGCAAGCCCTCCGGCGTGGGCGGCAGCGTGACCCGGTTCATCCGCGGCGTGCAGACGAAAACGGTGAGGATCGTGGCCCGGGGCAAGTCCGAGGCCGAATGCGTCGCCCTGCTCAACGGCCTGCACGCCGTCACGGAAACGGATATCTACGCGCTGACGCCGGGCAGGTTTTACCTGGACGGGCAGTACATGATCTGCTACCTGGGCGTATCGTCCGGCCTGGACCGCTGGGAGGCTGCGTATCATTACGCGAAAAAGACACTGTCCGTCACTGCCACGCACCCGTTTTGGCTAACGGAAGTGACGAAGCGATTCTTCGCCGGATCGGCGGAGGTGTCGGCGTTTGGGAAGACATATAACGGCCGCCACCCGTACCAGTACAGCACGGGGTACGCGAACTCGTCGCTGCTCAACGAGCATTATGTCGCGACGCCGGCAATCATCACGATGTACGGCCCCTGCGTGGACCCGGCCGTATACATCGGCAGCGTCATGTACGGCGTGGAAGCGAGTATAGCCGACGGCGAGCGCGTGGTCATTGACCAGATGCAACGCAGGATCTACAAGGTGGCTTCCAACGGGTCAACCGTCAACCTGTTCGACGCCCGCTACAAAGAGTATGACCAGTTCGCCCCCGTGGCGGCCGGGGTATCCACGGTGGCGTTCAGCGGCGACTTTGCCTTTGACGTGACCCTGCTGATGCAAAGGAGCGAACCGCTATGGATCTGATACATGCGGACGAACAGCGCGTGGAGATCGGGTTTGTCGATGAATACGCCAAGTATGACGCGTCTATCCGGGCGGACGGGGACCTGGCCGCGAACAGCTTTCAGCTGACCATGAACAATGACGTCTGGGCGCGGTCCAAGATACTCGTCGGGCATTACCTGTACATTCCGGGAACGGAATGGGGCGGGCGCGTGGACGAGGTGCGGCACAGCACGAAACAGCGCCAGATCTCCGTTTCCGGCGCCACCTGGCGCGGGATGCTGCTTCGGAAGGTGGTCGAGCCGCCCGAGGGACAGACCCATTTCGTCGTTCCGGCCATGGAGGCCAACCTCGCCCTGGCGTACATCGTCGGCAGCGTCTTTGACGATCTTGTGGCCATCGATCCCGGTGACAGCGGCGTTCCGGTCAGCGGTCAGTATCGCTACCCCACAATGCTGGAGATGCTGGAGGGCTTGCTGGAGCGCGCCGGCATGGGGCTGTACTGCCGCTATCAATCCGGCCTTCGCAAGGTCATGATCGGGGCGCGGCAGATCATCGACCACTCCCACAGCATCGATCTGTCCCAGGACTACGGCGTGGACATGACATCGTCCCGGGGCCGCCTGGAAAACTACAACCACATCATTGCCCTGGGCCAGGGTGAAATGCTCGACCGCCTGATCCTGCATGTGTACCGCCACGACGACGGCGCCATCTCCGAAACCCGGCCAGACGGGCTCGGCGGCGCGAATGAGGTTGTCTACAAGTATGATTACCCCAACGCCGAATCCCGCGATGAGCTGCTCAGGGGCGCGGTGAAAAAGGCAAAGGAATTCGCCGGCGACGCGGCCGTTGGCATTGACACCGGCGTGCTGACAATGTCACTGGAACTGCGCGACATTGTCGGCGCGAGGGACCGCCTTACCGGGATAGCCGCTAAAGCGTCCGTTGTCGAGAAGATACTGACCATGGACGCTCACGGCGAAGTGATCCAGACAAAGACGGAGACCATTGGGTTATGGGACAATACGTCCGTATAAAGACGGGCGCAGGAAAGGAGCGGTAAGCATGGCCGAAAAAGCGATCACCATCTATACCCCGAGCAACTGGGCCCCGCATATTTTCGCGGAGGACGACGCGCAGGCGTTCCGCGCCGTGTTCGCCGGGTCGGGCATCACGGACGCGGACAACCGGCTTGCCGCGACCGTCGTCAGCAACAACTCCGTGCGCCTGGATTCAGGCCTGTACAGCAACATGGGGTATTTGCTCAGCATCCCGGCCGGAAAGAACCATGCCCTGACCATCGGGTCTGGCACCGCCGGCATGTACCGCCGGGACCTGATCGTGGCGGAGTTTAGGCGCGGTGGCGGCGCTACGGCCGACACGCACGAGTTCAAGGTGGTCGCGGGCAACCAGTCCCCCAACATCGGGAGCGCCTCGCGGCCGTCGCTCACGCAGAACAACATCGCGACGGGCGGCATGCTCCGGCAGGAGGCGCTCTACGAGGTCCTGCTCAACGGCACGGCCATTTCCTCCGTTACCCGGATCGCCAACTATGTCGGCGGTTTCTACGCGTAAAGGGTGGTTGTATGGAAACAAGGGATATTATCGCCAGCCCGCCAAAGACCGTGACGCCCGCCTTGACCGTTACCGCGGCGGCTTCGGTTCCCCTGAGCTGGTCCGGCGCGGACAGCGGCGACGGCAACAGCATAGTGGGATATGATATCTGGTATTCCGACAGCGTTGACGGGAACACTTTCGACTACTGGGCCTTTCTCAAAACGGTCAACAGCGGCTATACGTCGGCAAGCACGGATGCCGCCCTGCCGGCCCCGCGCGCTTTTCGCAAGTTCCGGGTACAGACCCTGGTGGATAAGGGGCCTCCGTACAACTCGGCGTGGTCTGTCGAATCCGTCGCGGTTTTGCGCGCCGCGGTTCCGTCCGCGCCGTCGAACGTGAAGGCTTCCCCGGCGATATGGGAAAGCGGCAGCCTTGCCATCCAGTGGGACCCTTCCGTCGCTTCGGGCACAGCCATATCGAAATATTACCTGCAGTATTCACGCAAATCGTTCGGCGGCGCGTGGGGTTCATGGGTGAACCTTGCCAATGTCAATGCCCTTTCCTATGCCTATGTGCCCAACCTGAATACGGGTGAGCGGATTGAATATCAGGTCTATGCCGAAACCGCCGACGGTATTTTTTCCGGTTTTGCCGTGTCCAATCTTGTCATGCGCGCCGGTTACAAACCGGACAGGCTCAGCCCCGGGCCGGGCTGGTATGTCAGCCTTCCGTCGCTTTGTTCCTGGCGATCGCCCGTGTTTGTCAGCTATAGCAAATACAGAACGTCGACAAACGGCGGGCTGACCTGGAGCAATTTTGTGACCCTGGGCCCCGGCGTAACTTCGTTCGACGCTTCATCGATTTTTAACGGCATGCCGCTTGGAAACGCGTTTTGTTTTCTGGTCGTGGGCGTCGCGGCAAACGGCGACGAGACGGAGCCTGCGTATTCCGGCCTGATGTACAGAAACGCGGCCCCGCCCGCGCCCGTCCTCCTTGCGCCCGCCACCGCTGCCTGCAGCCCCGACGGGCCGTTCTGGGTCGTGCTGCGAATGCCCGCCAACCCGGCCGGGCTCGGGATCAAGCTGCAATACCGGGCCGGGACAGGCGCGTGGCAGGACCTGACAGCCTTGGACAATTCGGGGACGCTGTATTTCAAAACGCAGCTCACGACGTCCGGGACGCATACGTTCCGGGTGATGGATCCGCATGGCGTGGTATCCGACACGGTCCCGCTGACGGCCGCCGTGCAGGCGCTCTCGTTTACGGACGATCCACTTGTGCCGGGCACGACCAGGATCAAGGCCGCGCACATGAACGAGCCGCGCGACAAGGCCGCGAACCTATGCGCGCTGTACGGTGTTGCCGCGCCCGCTTGGGCCGAGGCCATTGTCGCGGGCACCACGTCCGTCAAGTCGTTCCCGGCCCACGTCGCCGAAATACGGGCTGTTCTGGCAGCCGTGTATACGAAGCTCAACGCCCTTGGCGCCGGCGTGGTCGCGGCCGCGCCCGTATGGAGCGCTGATACCGAGGACTGCCAGCCCAGGGCCGAGGCGGTCATGGAGCTGCGGCGGGCGATACGAAATATATAGGGGTGGTTTGCATGCGGGAAGTCAAGGTGTGTTTCTATGAGATCATGCCGCCTGTGCAAGCGGGCGTTGCCGGTGAAAACCTGTCGACGGTATTGACGATAGACGTGAAACCCGTGCTCGCGGAGTGGCCGGACGCGTTTTTCTCCGTTTTCTTTTTGCGCCGGGACGAACCGGCGTACGTTGCCGCGCCTGATTTGCGGCCCGACGGGAACGGCTTTATCCGCTACGCGCTGACCAATGTTGAAACCGCACTGCCCGGGCTGCTCGTCATGGAGATACAGGCGAGACGGGACGGCGGCGTGGCGAAAAGCTGGCGCTGCGACATCATCATCGCCCCCAGCCTTTGCGGGCCCCCGCCACCGCCGCAGCCAAACTGGCTTGATGAATTCCTGGAGATCGCACATGAGGTCAACGGCAGCGTGGAAAGTGCGGCGCAGTCCGCGGCATCAGCGGAAGCGGACGCCGGCCGCGCCGAGGCCGCGCGGGACGAGACGTTGCAGCTTGTGGAAGACTTCACCACGCGGGAAAAAGAGCGGGTACAGGCGGAGAGTGAGCGCATCATCGCCGAGGATCTGCGCGCCGGGGCCGAGGAGGATCGCGAAACCGCCGAGGGCCTGCGGGCCGCGGCGGAACAGGACCGGACGGAGGCCGAAGGGCTGCGGGAGGCTGCCGAGCAGGACCGCGCGGCCGCGGAAGACGACCGGGCGGCCCTGTACGACCAGGTGAAAACCGCCTATGAGAGCGGCGCGTTCATCGGCGAACAGGGCGTACAGGGTGAAACAGGCCCGCATTACACCCCGGCGGTCGACGCTTCCTGTAACCTTTCCTGGACCAACAATGGCGGTCTGGCCAACCCCGCCGCCGTGAACATCAAGGGCGAGACCGGCGCGACCGGCGCGCCTGGTCAGGACGGCGCGCCCGGCAAAGATGGCGCGCCGGGGGAGGTGACACAGGCCGACTTTGACGCCCACAGGCACAATGATCTGATCCACGTTTCCGAAATGGACCGTTTCATGTGGAACCAGGCGGCTATTGCCAAACGTTACGGCATCCGGTGGGACAGGGTGAATTCTAAATGTACGCGGCTATGGGACGCGGAGGACATCACGGTTGACACGTCTAATTTCGGCCATTTCGGCAGCGCGAACGCCAGGTATGACAACCCGTTTGATTTCCTGTACCCCTGGAGCCACCGCAGGCTGTGCAACGTGGACCTTGCCGCCTATGCCGCCATCTACACGGCGGGCGGCAACATCATGGACGCGATCACCGCCTGGGAGGGCGAGCCGGGTTTTGCGTATAACGGCAGCAACGGCGCGGTCATGGTGTATACCCCGGTGTTCTGGGCGTATATGGAACGAGGCGAGGAAGCGGACACCTACGGCGTGGCAAACATGCCGGTCAACGGTTGGACGCGCATGGAAGCGAGCATCGGCGGGCGTTACTTCGGCAGCCAGGACGGACAGGGCGGGATCACCAGCGTCGCCGGTGGCATCGCGTGGCGCGGCGCGGTCTTTTCGCTGATGGCGCAGACCGCAAAGGCGAATAAAATAGCCTTAGATGATATGTGGACATGGTGCGCGGATACCCTTTTGCTCTGTGTTGAGTACGCGACGCTGAACTCGCAAGCCGCCGTTGGGAATGGCTGTGATTCCCTATCCTTGCAAGGAAATCACAGGCCCTTGACGGCCGAAACGGGCGCGAATCGTGTCATTGCCCCTGTCGTCATGCAGACGATGGCATCGAAGCCCGGCGCTGTGCTGGACATTGGCACGACAACCTCCAGCATGAACGTCGCAACCCGCGCTGTGATAAGCGTAGAGGAATACGCAAGCAACCCCGCGTATGTGATTATTCACTTTGCGGGCGATCCCGTAAACATACTGACCTCGCATTTTCTTTCGATCCATGGGTGCGCCAATACCACAGATGCCGAGATCGGCAGCTTGTCCGGGTACATCGGCGAAAATGGGTACTGCAATGCCTATTACCGCGGGCGCGTGGCGCACGCCAATTATTCCCGCATTGTGCTTGGGGCTTATCGGCAGGCGGGAACGCTAAAAATCTGGATGGCGCACGACCGCAAGGAGGCGCTGGAGAGCGGGCTCACGCTGAATACCGCAAAACATCTTGATACCGGGCTTGTGTTACCCGGCCTTTCCGTTACCGCCTACATAAGCGCGTTGCATTTTTGCCCGGGAATGCCGCTCGCGCCTTTCGCAAGCGCGGCGACCGGCGGGGACAGTATCAAGCCCGTGGGCGATTATGTAAGCACACCGGACGGGTCATATGCGAACACGTTTTTGTATGCGGGGGGGAGTTATGATGGCCGTGAGCAGTGCGGGCGTTTTTACGGCGGGTGGAGCTTATCTGAATCCGGCTTTAGCTGGAGACTCTCTCTGGTTCCGTTTTTGTTAATGCCGTGAGAGGAGGCCGGTTGACCGTAACCTCTGTTTTCTCTCGCCTCAACAAAACAGCAAAGGAGTGATCCGCCATGCCCTATGCCATGTTTTCGGCCTGCCCCCCGGCGTTTGAGGTGCAATCCCTTCCTCACGGCAGCGCACAGGTGACTTTCTACTACGACACGCATCAGCTTTTCACATCCGACGACGAGGAGGGCGAGCGCTGGCGCTGTCAATTCTACTCCCTGGTCACCATGAACAGCGCGAACCTTGCCCATCGCGTCGGGTCGGACTACGCGGGCTGGTTTGCCGCCGCTAAAGAGCAGGAAGACGCGCGTGTCGCAGCCGCTGCCAGGCTGCGCCGCAACACCGCGCTTGCGGAGAGTGACTATCTGCTCTTGCCGGATTATCCGATCGACGACGATACGCGGGCGCTGGTGATCGAATACAGGCAGGTTTTGCGGGATTTGCCGGAGACGCCCGGGTGGCCTCATGAAGTGGTTTGGCCCGAAAGACCGGCGCTGAGCTCGGGCATCCTTCGGGGGCCGTAACGATGAGTGACGGCGTGATCGTGCCCGGGGCGGCGCTGAAAGCTTTTGTCACTTTTTATGACGCCGTGACGATTGGGGACAAGACATTCGCGCCCTGTCAGAATGCTTCGTACCGGCGCTATATTGTTGGCCATGCAAACTCGCGGGCCATGAAGGAAGCGGCTGATTTGGCAAGGCAAGCGCTCGAGCGGGAAGGGAGTGGGCCGTGTGAACATCCGGGTTAAGATCACACGCGCCGAGAACGTCCGGCATTTCGGAGCATCCCAGATCGACATTGACCTGGAAGATTACCTGAAAGGCGTGGTGCCCAGTGAGATATACGAGAGCGAGAGCCGCACGCCGCTTGAGGCCAAGAAGGCGCAGGCGATTGCGGCCCGCACTTATGCGCTCGCCCACGTCCTGAAGGGCACGGTCATCGACGATACCACGAACTACCAGGCGTTCAAGGTGTGGGACCCGGCCAAAATCCCGAACGTCATCAGGGCCGTCCAGGAGACCGCTGGGCAGGTTCTTTTCCACGGGGATGTCTTGATCACCGCTTGGTATTCCAACTCGAACGGCGGGCGCACACGGCGGTCTGACGAGGCGTGGAGCGCGTTCAAGCCTTGGACGGCGGCGCAAGACGACCCGTGGGATGTCCAGGCGCGCCGGAAGTGGGGCGAGTGCAAGGCAAGCCACGGGGTGGGCATGAGCCAGATGGGCGCGGCGTACGCGGCGTTTGCCGGGCACACATGCCGGGACATTCTGGCGTTTTACTATCCGGGGACAACCATCCGGGGCAATTATGGGAAAAACGAGGTGAAAAGCATCATGCTGAACCGGGACAAGCTCATCCGGAGCTTCGAGGAGATCATAGGCTGGCCCTATGTGTCGCCCGGCACGAACGACAAGAACGGGATCGACTGCTCCGGCGCGTTCGTCCGGGCGTTCCGCGCGCAGGGGTCGAGCATCTACCACGGCAGCAACCGGATCATCCGGGCGTATTGCTCCGACGCGTTCCGGCTGACGAGCGTTGAGCAATTGGAGCCGGGCATGGCGGTGTGGAAGCATCGCAACGACGGCAGCGAATCCGGCGAATACAAGCAGGGCGGCAAGTATTACGATCCTGACCTGACCGGCAATTACTACCACATCGGCTTGGTGGCGTCCGTCAGCCCGTTGCGCATTATCCATGCGTCATTGCCGGCCGCCAAGGTTGACACGACCGTCAAGGGCGTCAGCGGCACGCCTTGGGGCTGGGCGGCGCACCTGGACGCCGTCGATTATGCCGGGGGCGGCGGGACGGTGATACAGCCCGCGGGGACAAACTGGGGCACGGTGGCCACTGTCAGCGGCGGCCTTAACATGCGCGAGACGCCGGGTACGAACGGCAAGTATATGCTGTCCATCCCCAAGGGCAGCCGCGTTCAAATCCTACAAAAGACGGCCGCGGGCGACGGAAGCCTCTGGGGGCAAACCCAATGGGCCAACGCCTACGGGACGCATGCGGGCTGGGTATCAATGGCCTATGTCACCCTGGATGATGAGACGGACGCGCCGGAACCGCAGACCGGAGACGTGGAGCGCCCGGCTGAGGATGGCGTTCCGCGCGAGGATGTGCGGCGGGTTTACAACGAGCTTGGCAAGATACTGGGGGTGAACTGACATGGAGATCGACGCTCTCATCAATGTGCTGCTCTCCATGGGCGTCCCAGGCGTCCTCATCGCCATCCTCATCTTCTTTTTGTACAAGTACGCCCCCAGGTTCATTGACGCGTACAAGAAGGCCAAGGAGTCCGAACAGCAGGCTTTCGCCGACCGTCAGCGGGAATACCGGGAGCAGTCCGAGCGCATCGTCGAGGTGGCCACCAAGTCCGCCTTGGCCGTTGAGAACAACTCCAACGCGCTGGAACGGAACAGTGCGATTCACCAGAAGGTGATCGCTGCCTTTGAAAAGACCGAGGCCGCTCTCACCGGCCTCTTAGAGAGCTTTAAGGCCCACGATAAGCGGACCGAGGACATGAATGTGGACGTGAAGCGGATCCTTGAAAACGCGCGGAAAGGGGCGGCGGAATGAAAAGCAGAACCGTTATCATCGCGGCTTGTATCCTGGCTGTGCTGATGATCCTGTATCAGGTTGGGGTGACGACCCTTCAGAACGTGGACAAGCGAACCCTCACCGTGCGGGTGACGGACAAGCTGCGGGTGTCATATGGCCATATCTGGAACACCCACAAGTACCTGATCTTCGCCATCGATGACGAGACCGACACCGTGTATGTGCTGGAAAATACCGATTCCGCCCCGCATCTCAAATACAATAGCTCCGATTTCTTCGCGCGGATTGAGGTCGGGAAGACATACACGTTCACCACGGTCGGGCTGAGACTGCCCTTTTTGAGTATGTACCGGAATATCATCGGGATGGAACTTGTTGAGGAGGTTGATGTTGACCATGATTGATCTGACGCCGGTTTTTCAGGGACTCGTCGGCATTCTGTTTACCCTGATCGTTGTCAGGCTGCTCCCGTGGATCCAGAGCAAGACGACCGAGCAGCAGCAAAGGACGCTGGCCCTGGTGGTCGATACCCTCGTACACGCCGCCGAGCAGATCTACGGCCCCGGGGGCGGCAAGGAGAAGCTGGAGTATGTCTGCGGGAAGCTGCGCGAGAAGGGGTTTGAGGTGGATATTGATGCTATTGAGGCCGCGGTCATGCGCATGAATGACGTGCCCGTGTCGGTGGTGTACCAGGCTGGGATTCCGCCCGATGAGGCGGAGGGGTGAGCCGGGCGAAAGCTCGGTCTTTTTGATATTTATACTTTATAACGGAAAATTTCCCAGGAAATTTCCCAGGATTTATTCCAGCAAATAGGGGCATTTTCCGGCATATTGCATATAAGGATATAGCGAAAATACGAACGCCAAAAACGAGAAACCCCTTGAAAATACTAGTTTTTCAAGGGGTCTTTCCGTGGAGCGGGTGATGGGAATCGAACCCACGTAGCCAGCTTGGAAGGCTGGCAGGAACCGTTATTTTACGCCATTATTTTTGCTTTTCCCAGGAAATTTCCCAGGTTCATCTGTTTTTATCTTTGAGTTTTGCATTTATTTTTTTCGCCGCCTCTTTGATTGCCTCGTCCGTCGTATGCGTGTAGATGTTGGCGGTCACGCTTATGTCGCTGTGACCCATAAGATACTTTGCCACATTGATCGGTACCCCTGCATCTTGCAGGTCCGTCCCATACGTATGCCTCAGGCAATAGGGAACGAGATCGGGCGCCAGCGTGCTTACGATGATTTTGCTGCGGTACAGCTTGGCGCCCCCGGCAATATCAAGTTCTCTCTTGAAATTTCCCCAAAAGTCTTCCATGCTTGATTTTGTATGCCTTTTTCCAGTTTTGGGCTGCTTGAAAACCGGATCAAACGGATCTCCACGCGCCTCCCAAAGCGCTGGGAAAAGATCATCGTTTATCGGTATCTTGCGCACGCTTTTTTCGGATTTTGGTTCTCCTATCCGTGTTGTCCTTGCTTTCATTGCAACCTCTACACTTATGAGCCGCTTGCCAAAATCCACATGCCTCCAATCCAGTGCGCGCGTCTCGCCGGGGCGTAAACCGGCATGCAATATTGTCTTAATCCATAGCCCGGCATAATGCGTATCAGCCAACTCCAGGATGTTATCACGCTCAACTTGTGTAACACTTCTATATGTTCCATCCTTTGCCGCTGGCAGCTTGAGGTTCTCCGCCGGATCAAATGGGATCATTCTTGATATTCGCGCTTGCTTGAATAGCGCCTTCATTGTCATTCTCAACTTTGAAAGATCAGACTTGCTTTTCCCAGAGCGATCATTAAGTACCCTTTGCAGATCAATGTCTTTGATGGTTTTTACGTTCTTTTTTCCTACAGCCGTCTTGATGATTCCTAGATAAAGTTCATAGTTTTCATATTGACCTTCCCCGACCGAATGCTGCTTGTATACCTCCAGCCATTCATCCGCCCACTTCGACACCGTCATATTCCCGCTGATTCCCTCGACTCCATTCTCCAGAGCCAGTTGCTTACGCGCGGCCTTCTCGTGCGCTTCCTTCAGCGTCTTGCCGGAGGCTTCATACTGCTTACCGTTCCATTGAAAAGTGACACGCTCATACTCGTAGTCCTTTGGTGTCTTCTTTGCCTGCTCAACACCGTTGCCGCAGTACATGCAAAACAGGCTTCCTTCCGGGATTTCTTTTTTGCATTTGCGGCAGGTCATTACCTCGTAATCCGCATGCTCCAATGAGCCCTCAATGGGCTGCTGTTGTGCTTTTTGCTTCTTTGGCACGGGTGGAGCCTCCCTATCACTTATATATTTCGCTGCGGTGTCCGATCAAAAGCAAAACGATTCGTCCATTCCCGTCATCAATAAATGCGAGAATCCGATAGACCCCGACTCGGTATCGCCATTTTCCGCTTAGATTGGCCGTCAAACCTTTTCCATGGATACGAGGATCTTCGCACGCATCGAGGTTTTTACGAATCCAGCCCAAGAGCATAACCGCAATCGGTCGATCAAGCTTCTTGATTGACTTTTTTGCCGCCTCCGAAAACTCTACACGGTATGTCATTGCAGTCCGAGTTCCTTCTCTACATCATCCAATGTGTAGGAAACAGGGTTTTCCTCGTATTCGGCATAGGTTTTATCCCATACCTGAGCGCCCAACTCGTCTTCGATCTTCTCAAGAATCGCATCGCGCATCACATCTGAGACAGTAAGTCCGTGCATTTCCGCATATTGCCGGATCAAGTTGGCATCGCGATCGGAAAGCCGAAGTGATATTGCCATTCTATTCACCGTCCTTTTTGTTATACATTGTATTACGGGCGAGCAAGAATGTCAATAGGAAAAAATCAGGAGATAGGAGGTTGCTTTTACGCTTCTTCGGCATACGGCCTCCCCTCTCTTTGCTTGTATTACGAAACAGTGAACAATTTTTTACGAAGATATTGACACTCAGCATTTATGGTGATATTATGATGTTCTTTCACAGATACGTGGCGTACTGTTACTGCATTTTTGACCAACTGTTCCCTAAGCCCCCTTCTCGACCTACAACACATGAAACGAGGGAGAGTTATGAACCGGTTACATGCAGGCGTTACCCCCCCCCCCCCCCCCCCCCCACCCCCCGGAGTCGGGGTGTCCCCCCCCCCCCCCCCACGGCGGGGAGGGAGTTTGTGCGGAGGGGGGGCGGCGGAAAGGAAAAAGAAGTTGTAAAAAAAAGAACATGACCC